CCGTTGAAGTCCGACGCGGCCAGCACGACACCCGAGCCCGCGGTCGCGCCCGAGCCCCACGTAATCTCCTCGTTCTGGACGAACGTGCCCGAGAACGTGCCGAGGGGGAACTCATGGGTGATGCCGCGGAACAGTTCCCCGTCCAGCCCGTAGAGCGTGGAAGAGGTCCCGCGCCGGGTCAGCCACTTCGCCCGCTCGTACAACTGGTTGATGGAGTAGATGTCCTTGTTCCACTGGGCGTAGTAGGGCTGCGGCCCGTCGCCGTTCTGGAGGTCGATGGTCTGGTAGCCCTCGGTGTTCGAGATGCCGGTCCAGCCCGCCACGGTCGCTTCGAGGGTCTGATTGTTCAGGTCCGTCGAGGTGAAGATGGCGGCGACGGAGTTGCCGAGGCCCATCGTGACCTCGAACTCCGCGAAGGTGTGGCCCCACTCGCGGGCGAAGACCCGGATGCGCCCGCCGTCGATGTCCGCCCCGGCCGCCTTGGTCTTGATGAGCATCCGGCAGAGGATGTTCTGCGCGGGCACCGCGTTGATGCCCGTGCCCCAGAACGGCGCGTCGGTGTCGTAGAGCGCCTTGTTCTGGACGACTTGCAGCGTCGTCGTCCCGGCGAGCGCCCCCACGACGACCAGCCCCGAGTACCGCTCGGCCTGCCCCGCGACCATCTGGTCGATGGAGCCGTCGTACAGCCACTCCGCGGTCGCCGCGTCGATGTTGTACGGCGCGTTGAGCGTGATGATGTTGTCCGTGGCGCGGGCCGAGGGCGTCGTGCTGGTGATGTCGAGGAGGTCGTTCCCCGACGCCTGCGCCTGATCCGCCAAGTCTTGGAGCCAGCGGTGCAGTTCGAGGACGGTGTAGTACGTGCTACCCGAAGCGTGGCGGATGTCGCCGTTGACTGCGACTGTGAAATCGTCACCGATGGCCATGTCTATTCCCTCGTCTCGTTAGAGGCGGCTCAGGATGCGGGCCACGTCGCGCACCACGGCTTCCAAGGTCTCGACCCGCGCTTCGAGGTCGCCCGTGGGCGGCTCGGGCGGCTCGGGCGGCTCGAAGTTCAAGTGGTTCACGGGGCTAACGGGCTCGAAGGTTTGTCCGGCAAGGTCGATACTGTCGGCGTTCAGGTTCAACGTCACGACTGGGCTCCCCCCGTTGACGAGGAGGTCCCACCCAAGGAAGGGCGATTTGATGGCGACGACATCGGCGCTGTGCGGGCGCGTCGGGGAGGCGGACTTGTGGCCCCATCCCTCGGTGGGGAAGCTGAAGGCCAGTTGTTCGGCGAGCCGATGCGTCCACTCCCGCGAAGCCTCGTCCGTGTACGGAATCGGGAACGCGGTCGCGAACTGGGCAATCACGGTTTGAACGGCTGGACTTAGCTTCATGTCGGCCTCGTCTTGGCTTTGTGCCGCGCCCACGCTTCATCGCGCTCGGAGGTCGCCACGTCGAACCCGGTGAGGGTCCGCAAGGCGTCGAGTTTCGGGAGCCCGGCGGCGGTGAACTCCCCGCTTTCCAAGTGGTCGATGGCGGTCAGAATCGCGAGCGCCCGGAGGGACCGCGACACATCTTCGGGCATGGGCGGCTGTTTCGGCTCCGGAGCCGTGTCGCCCGGCTTCGCGGGCAGGGGCGGGAGCGCCCCGAGGAACGGCTCCCACTTGTCCGGCCGCAGGGCGACCGCCGGGCTCCACGGCAGGATGTTCGCCCGGCCGGGGTCCGGCGCTTCGCCCTTGCGGATTACGTACTGGCACTGAGGAATCGGGTCCATGCGTTCTCCGGGTCAGCGCAGGATGCGGGCGACGACCCACGATCCGAGTGCCCATCCAACCCCGGTGAAGAACCCGACGCAGAACCACACGCCGATCTGATAGAGCGTTACGGTCGTCGGCATCGTCCTCTCCTCTCGGTGGAACAAGGTCCGGCCGAACCCTCGCGGCCCGGCCGGACTCGGTAAACGCGCTCAGTACGACGCCAGCAGCGGCTTGTAGCAGAGCGCCGAGACCTTGATGCTCCCGACGGTGGGCGAGCCCCCGACGGTCACGGTCAGGTCCACAGCGCCGCCATTCGGATACGCCTTGGCGTCACCGGGGAAGCCGACGGCCCCGGTGGGCACGTAGGCGTCCGTCCCGGCCGCGCCCTGCGTCCGTGTGCCCGCGACGGCCGCGAGGTCAATCGCGTCGTCCCATCCGTTGGGGTCCGTCGTGTCACCGACCAGCGCGGTGATGCCCACGGCGTCGTCGCTCTGGACCTCGATGTCCACGAACACGTTCCCCACGTAGTAGCCCTTGGGAATCGTGAGCGCCCGGATCACGTCGCCGTCCGTAACGACGGTGCTGATGCCCGAGTTGGACAGGAGGATGGGCTGGCCGCCGTCCCAGACCGACGCCTTCTGCGTCGAGCTTCTGTCGTAGCTTGCCATGAAGTCCTCCCGTTACACCGCGTCGAGCGGAATCCAGTACTCGACGCCGTTGATGTTGATCTTGAGCTTGTGGCTCGCGGTCGGAGCCCCGCTCTCCACCGCCTGCGTGGTGGTGAGCTTGAGGCTGGCGTTCGCGCCCGCCGTGCCGCCCGCGATGGTCACCCCTTCGAGGACCACCGAGTTCTGGCGTTCCTTGGCGAGCGAGAGCTTGCCGACCGTGAGTGATTCATGCCGTGCCATCATTCACCTCCTAGTAGGAGCCCAGAAGGGGTTTGTAGCAGAGGGCCTGAATCTTGACAGACCCCACGGTGGGCACGGTGCCCCCGAGGACGACGGTGAGGTTGATGACCCCGCCGTTCGGGTACGCCTTGGCGTCGAGCGGGAACACGCCCTTGCCCGACGGCACGTAGGCGTCGGTGCCTGCGGCGCTCGCGGTGCGCGTGCCGGGCGCGGCCTTCAGGTTGATGTCGTTGTCCCACCCGTTCGCCGCGGTGGGGTCGCCGATGTCGCCGACCTGTGACGTGCCGCCGTCGGCCGCGGTCACGATGGTCGCGAACACCAGCGCGACGAAGTAGCCCTTCGGGATGTCGAGAACCTTCACGACATCGCCGGAGGTGGCCACGACCGTCGAGACGGTGTTTTCGAGAACGAACGCGGAACCCGCGTCCCACACGCTCGCCTTCTGCGTGGCGCTTCTGTCCACAAGAGCCATGTGCGAATCCTCCGAGTGTGAGCCGGAGCTTGTCGGCTCCGGCTCCTATGGCAACATGGAACCGTGCTTGTCGGCACGGCCCCCTTTCGACGCTACGAGCCCTTCGTGCAGTACAGCACCCCGAGGGCCTCGGGCTTGATGACCTCGAAGCCGTAGACGTTCAGGCCGCGGATCAACTGGCCGAACGAGTCCGGATTCGGGAGGGTCTCCATCTCGGTCATCTGCGCGGCGAACGTCGTCGCCGCCTTCGTCCCGAACAGCACGTTGTAGCACGCCACCGTGTCGAGGACGGAGGTGTAGTTGTTCGAGATGTAGAGGGTGAACTGGTCGATGACGCCGATGCGCCCGTTGCGGAGCGGGCTCACGGTGTCGCCCGTCATCGAGGCGTCCTTGAGGTCGCTCTTCTTCAGGTAGTTGGCCATCCAGATCGGGATGACCATCCAGCGGCCGGTCTCCGGGACGTTCTGCTCCGAGAGGACGGAGCCGCAGTCCACGATGTAGCCGAGGATGTTGTCCTTGGTCAGCGACTCGGGGGCCGCGGCCGCGCCGAGGTCGTAGCTGGACGAGACCAGCCCGGCCGTCGCGCCCTTGTTCTTCGCGTGCGCGTCGGGGTAGATGGCGTTGAGGACGTGGCCGTCCACCGCGATCTTCATCTGCTCCGAGGCGTCCTCGGACCACTTCTCCACGAACTTGATGTCGGCCTGCCGACGGTCCACCGAGTCCACGGTGAAGGCGAAGTACTTGCCGTGGTCGATGTTCAGTTCGACGTTCGCCGACTCGTACTGGTCGTAGACCAGCTTCATGCCCTTGGAGTAGGTCTTGATCTGGGTGTCCGGCGTGGTGCGGATGATCACCTTGTCGCCGTACTTCCGGATCTCGCCCTCGTAGTCGGTGTTCGAGATGTCCCCGAAGACGGTCGCCTTGTAGAACTTGATGACCAGCTTCGTGGACCAAATCTGCGGGATGAACTTGCTGGTTCCGGTGGAACCGTAGTCCGGATAGCCCGCTGCGACTGGAAGTGCCATGGTCTCTCTCCTGAGCCCGACTCCTAGCCGGGCACGATCTTGCCCGCGGCCTGCGCCGCGTCATACCGGGCCTGAAGGGTCAACTGCTCCTTCTCACGGCCGCGGTACGCGCCAGCAATCACGTCGCGGGCGAACTTATCGAGTTCGCTGGCTCGCACGTAGGGCACCTCGTCCTTGCCTGCCGGGACCGCGCCCTGTGGGGTCGTGGTCGGGGCCACCAAGGATTCTTTGCTCACGGCGGGCCGGGGTGTCGGTGCTGCCGGGCTTGCGACTGGGGGGCCTGCTGCCCGCTGCTTGTAGTCGAGGTAGTAGCCTGCGACTCGTTCCGCATCCCGCCGCTTCTGCCACTCCTTGGCAAAGGTCAGCCGCGGAATCCCGGTCCGGCCTTCTTCCTCGTTCATGTAGGCGGCGAAGCCGGGGTCATTCACCAGCGTCGTCCAGTCCGGGACCGCCTTCGAGAGTGTCGCGACATACTGCTCGTCCACGCTCCGCGTCGTGACCGCGGCGACGTTTTCGACCTGTGCCTTGACGCCCTCGATTTCCTTCCGGGCTTCTTCCCGGAAGACGGTCCGCATGTCCTCCACGAACTCGGGGCCGTACTCCTGCACCAGCCGGGCGAAGCGCGACTCCACGGTGTCGCCCGCGGGGGGCGGTTCACCGGCCGGAGCCTCGCCTGCGGGTGGGGCAGGCCGGGCCTTGAGCGCCGCAATCTCGTCCTTCAAGGCCCGAATCTCCGCGGCCATCCGCGGGACCTCGGCATACTCCTTGCCTTGCAGGACGGCGAACTTGTGCGCCAGTGCGTCGTATTCCGCCTTCGGCACGAAGCCCGCCGGGACCGATTCCCCGGCCGCGGGTGCGGCGGGAGGGGTCTCCGGCGGCGTCTCGCCCGCGGGCGGCGCAGTCGGTTCGGCGGACGGAGGCGCGTCGGCCGGGGGAGCCGGGACGGTATTCCCCTCGGCGGGCGGCGTCTCGGAGTACTGATCCGGGTACGCCTCGCGGTGCAGCTTTGCCGCTGCGTCCTCTAGTCCAGCCAGTGCATCAGGTAAACCAGTCATGTGAACACTCCTTCAGCGAGCCGTGTCCGGTCTTCGCTCTCCTGCGGCCGGAGCCCATGGGGTGTTCCGGCATCTTCGAGTCAACGGGGAGCCGTGAGGTCTTCCCCGATTCCACGCTACATCGCCTGTTTCGCCTTCGCCGCCTTCTCCATGCCCACGCGCCGCGCTTCCATCACCCGGCGCGTCTCGCGGAAGATGATGGCGATGTCCTTGAGTTCCTGTACGCGGCCCGCGACCCAGTGCGAGAACTTCTCGTCGTTGATGTGGCAGGCGGCAATCGCCAACTGCGGCACGCGCTCCGAGAGTTCCTCCACGATGGTCATGAACCGCTCGTCGTCCTCCAGCGCGGTACACGCGGAGAGGAAGGCGTCCGACGGCTGAAACTGGACGGAGATGGTTTTCTGTTCGAGGTTGAGGACGGGGCGCGTCGGTTCACTCATGGCTTCGCTCCTGCGCGTGATTCAAACAGTTGATGATCCCGTCCTGCGACGGGGCTTCCCGCCTTGTCAAGCTGGCGTGGTTTACCGGGGGGATTGCCCTTGCTGCCCTTCGGTGAGGTCTTGCCCGCGGGTCCGGATTGCGTCTCGCCCGCCTCCTCGTCCTCGCCCTCGGCCTCCGCAACTTGCGCGTTCTCCTCGGCCACGCGCTGTGCCTCGGCCATCCGTTCGAGTTCCTCTTCGTCGGCGACGACCTTCTCGGGGTCGATGTCGAGCCCTTCGAGATTCTTGCGGAGCAGTTCGGCGCGGCCGCGCAGCCCGAGAATCTGGCTGTCGAGCGGGTTGAGCGTGCGCTCCAGCAGTTCCGTCCGCCGGATGGTCTGCTGCTCCTTGTTGATGAGGGCGCTCGACCCCTTCGCGACGACCTTCAGGTCGCCGATGATTTCCGCGTCCCCGTCCTCGAAAATCAGATTGTAGTAGTACTGGGCCTCGACGGACTTGGTAATCAGCCCGCGGTCCATGTTCTTGATGACGCCCTTGATGCCCTTCGCGGCCTGCCCCATGAGCATCGACAAACCGGAGGCGGTCTCCCCGGCCCCGCCGCCGCGAGTCTCGCCCGTGTGGACGTAGCGCGGGACGCCGGAGTCGTCGTCGGCCGCCTCCATGCAGAACTTGTACACTTCGAGGAGCTTCTCGGTGACGATGTTCGGCTGGTAGAACTTGACCGCCGGGCTCTCCATCATGCCGAGCGAGGTCGTGCGCCACACCTTCCACGGGTAGATGGCTTCGTTCTCGCCGTCGGCCACGCGGTCGGTGTTCAACTCCACCTGTGGCCCGGACGCGATCCCGATGTTCATGAAGATGGCGCGGGCGCAGGCGTTCGCGAGGTTCTGAATGTGTTCGATGAGTTCGGGCACGCCCTTGTGCCAGAACGAATCGGGCCGCTCGGAGAAGCCGCAGGAGAAGATGGGCTTCTGGCCCAACTGGTTCGGGTTGAGCATCGCCTTGATGACCCACCGGCCGATGAGCCACGCGATGATGTCGTACTCGCGCTCGGGGTCCGGGACGTTCACCGGGTCCATGCCCCACTCCAGCAGCATCTTCCCCGGCGCGGTGCCGCCGAACTCCAGACAGTCGATGAGTTCGGTCTCGTAGAGCGAGATGCTGTCCCGGTTCTCCAGCCCCGCCTTGGTCTGGTCCACGTTCGTCCACTCGACCAGCCCGCCCGTGCTGTAGGTCTGGAGGACTTCGCGGATGGCCGCCGGGTTGTAGCCCGGCACGTCGAGGAGGTCGGAGAGGTTCTTCCGGGAGAGCGAGAGCTTCTCGAAGTACCACGGCAGGCTGTCGGCCGTCGCGTCCGGCGACGGGTAGAAGGTCAGCGGGTTGACCCGGCTCCATGTCGGGATGATGCGTGTCTCGAACCGGGTCTTGTAGGACCCCATCATCGGGTCCATCTCGCGCACGGCCACCGGCTGGCGCTTGAGGGACGGTCCCTTGAGGATGGCCGTGCCGTAGGTGCAGAGGTCGAAGAGGGTCCGCTCCAGCGAATCGTTCCAGCCGCCTTCGGCGAACTGGTCGAGAATCTTCTGCCGCATCTTCTCGGCGGCCTTCTGCGCGGCCTTCTGAATCTCGCGGCGGACCGCCTCCTGCACTTGCGGGGCGAGTTCGTTCGCGACTTGCTGCAACGTGGCGATGTCCGGCGGAATCGCGCCCATGGCGACGGCCATCGTCACTTGCTGGATGGCCGCCTGCTCCGCGCCCGTCTGGATCATCTGGGCCATGAACGGCGGCAGCTCCGGCATCGGCGTCGGCCGGATGTCCCACGGCTCCTGCCCCGGCTGAAACAGCACGTCCTTGATCCAGCTTTCCGCGGCGCGGCACTTCGTCTCGGTGATCTTCATGAAGATCGGGTCGTAGTCCGCGCCGAGGATGGCTTTGATGGCCGCGAGCTTCTCGGGCTCGTACTCGCCGTTCCGCGCCCGGAGATTGCGGAGCATCTGACGCTCCGGCTTCACGCGCCCGCGCTTCGCCTTCTCCCACAGGATGTTGAGATACCCGGCGAGGCTCTGAAGGTCGATGGGCGGGGTCGGCGGCGGGGTCGCCGCGACCAGCGCGGCGTCCTCGGCGGCGATCTGCGCGTCGAGTTGTTCGTTCGACTGGACGTTGATGAAGGCCATCACGACACCACGATCTTGAGACGCCCCTCGGCATCCCAGTAGGGATAGCTCACCTTCGCCACCAGCACGCCGTTGTGGAACAGGTGCCAGCCGCCCTCATCCGGGTCCGGGTACTCAAGAATCTGGTAGCCTGCCTTGCGGACGCGGTTCATGACCTGTACCCACGTCCACGCCCGCTTCAGGCGCAGGCCGCGTTTCTCCAGCAGTTCGCGAATCGTGCGCTCCGCTTGGTTCTCAATCCACATCGCCAGCTTCACCGGGTCCGAGGCGATGGGCGCGAAGGGCGCATCGTCAATCCGGCGGTTGGCGCTGAAGGTGAAATCGCCGACAGGCTGGTAGGCCCGGTGTGCGGTCATGACAACCGGGCTCGGCGAGAGCGGCGCGGGGGTGGACGGGGCGGGCGGGTCCGCGGCGGTTACCGCATGGGCCATGCTCCCTTCCTCGCTTTCCTCACGATGATTCGTCTCCACGCTCGCCTCCCTATTCAACACATTTTTCCGCGAAAGACAATAGCCGCGTGCCTCAATTCGCCCATCCCGAGAGCGGCGGCGTCTTCCGGAGCGGCGCGGCGGGGCCGGGCGCATCGGGCGTCACGTCGGTCCGCGGCCGCCCCATCTTCCAGTGCCGACCAATGCGGACGTTGATGCTCGGGAGCGTCGGCCGGACCCACTTCCCAATCGCGTAGCTCATCACGCAGTCGTCGTGCTGGCCTTCCTCGCCGCCGTACTCGCCCTTCTCGTCCTTCTTGAACGAGAGCATCTCTTGGAACGTGCGCTTCGAGCGGATGCCGTGCGTGCCGTCGCGCATCTCCGCGATGAGTTGGTCGATGGCCTTCGGCTTGGTGGCGCGGGTCGTCAGCCAGCCGTACCGCTTGCGGGGCTTGTTCGGCGGGTCCGGAATCTTCTCGACGTAGATCCGCGGGTAGCCCGCGTTCATGATGGTCGTCACGACGGTATGGCCGTGATTGTTCCGCTCGGGGCAGAGCCACGCGAAGTTGTAGCGGCGGCCCGCGTAGCAGAGCAACCGGCCGAACAGGTCCGGGTCGATGTGCCCGTGCCACTGGGCGACCTGTGCCCCGGTCACCATGTCCAGCACGTCGAACACCGAGAAGTCGTACTTGGTCTGCCCGCCCGAGGACGCGAGTTCGATGCCCTCGGCCACGTCCGCCGAAATGAGGTAGGCGCGGTCCGGCCGCGGCTCCTCCCACACCCAGAGGTGGCCGTCGCGCTTCGCGACCAGATCGCCCGTGGAGGGGAGAATCTCGTAGCGGGCGATGGGCTCGGGCGCGGCCTCCATCAGCTTGAGGACCTGATAGGTGTCGAACACCGCGGAGCCCGACGAGATGAACGCCTCCACGTCGGTCGAGGGGTATTCCTGATTGAAGAGCGCCAGTTGGCCTTGGCACTTCTCCTCGATGACCTTCCGCCGCCAGCACAACTTCTGATTGACCAGCGTGTCGGCCACGCCCCGGAGATGGAGGTCCACCAAGGCTTGCTCGTCGGGCGTGCGGACGAACGGCTCGCCCGCGGTGCGCTCCCACCGGGCGACCGGCATCTTGTAGGCCGGGAACACGAACCACGGGAAGAACACCGCGGAGTAGGGATTCGAGGGATTCGTCTTCGGGTCCACCTCGCACCGCCACGCAATCTCGCCCGCCGCGTCCAGATGGACCTTGTACTTGAACCGGGCGGCCCAGTAGCGTTCGTAGAACTTGCCGCCGATGCCGTTCGCCGTGGACTCGTCCACGACCTCGGAGTCATCGGTGTCGGGCACGCACTGGAGGATGGACGTGAGGAGGTTCTCGGTGGTGTGTTCGGGCCACTTCGACATCTCGGACAGGTGGAGGTAGTGAATCAACTGCGAGGACCCGGCGTACTCTTTGCCTGCCGTCGCCACGGTGATGGCCGAGTCGAGCCCCTTGCCCTTCGGCTTGTTGAACTCCAGCTTCCGGATGTTGTTGTACTTGGTCGCGGGCTTCCAGTCGGGGTCGAGGTTCTCGTAGAACCGCTTGTGCATCCCGAAGACGAACTCCGTCGCGTCGGGCTCATGGGTAATCATGAAGGCGTAGCGGTTCGGCGTGGTGGTCGTGTGCCAGAAGTAGCGGCCCGCGACGTAGGTGGAGAGCCCCTCGCGGCGGGCCTTCAGCACGATGACGCGGATGAGGCGGCCGGACGCAGCGATGTCCTCCAGAATCCGGTGAAAGGTCCACTGGATCGGGTTGAGCGTGAACTTCGCCAGCCCGCCCTCCACCAGTTGAATCTTCAGGTGGTCCTTGGCGTAGGCCGGGTAGTTCGTCAGCCAGTCGCGTTCGAGGTCCGCCACGTCGCGGACATCGCCTGCCGCTTCCACTTCTGCGCTGCTTTCCATGAGTTCCGTCGGCACTCCTCACAGAGTCCATACTTCAAGGGGGCACGTCCGGCGCACCGCACGCACGGGGCCATCGGCTTCTCCACGTTCCGACGATACGGTGGGCGCATGGAGCCCCCAAAGTCCGCGTGTTTTTTATAGCCGGATGCGCGGCCCCCGGACGACGCCTACGCCTTGGACTTCGCGATGTACCGGTCCACCGCCGCCACCATCCCGGCGATGATGGCGTCCTGCAAGATCGGGTTCTCGGAGAGCGCCATCTCCCGGATGATGTTCATCGAGCGAGCGTTGCGGAGGGTCTCCTCGCGCTCGCCGTGGGCCACGCCCTCGGTCTTGACCTTCGTGTCGAGGCTGTCCTGCTTCACGCGGACATCGAGGTCCACCGCGCCGTTGTTCACCCGGTTCGCGAGCGCCACGGCGTTCTGAAGGCTCACCTGTCCCAACTGGAGGTTCTGAAGCGCGATGGCCTTCACCTGTTCATCGAAGGTGAGGGCGTTCTCGACCAGCCGCTTCATGTTGAGGATGTAGGCTTCGCCCTGCCCCACGTCCGCGACGGACTCGTACTGGCCCATCGCGCCCGAGGCCGCGGCCTGCGCCGCCGCGGTGTTCGCCGCCTGCGCTGCGGCCGTCTGCGCGGCCGCGGCCGCCGCTCGCGCCGCCGCTGCCGTGTCGGTCTGCGCCTGCCCCGTCGTGGAGCCCGCGCCGGTCTGCTCGACCTTGCTGCTGCTGTCGGTGTCGCCCATGGTGCTGCACTCCTTTGTGATGAGGTCCGTCAGAACATGAACCGGAGCCGCGGGCATCCTAGCACCCGCCGCCCTTCTTCCCGCCCTTGCCCTTCTTCGCCACGTCGTCTCCTATTCTGCCGAGAACGGCTTGTGCCGTAGTTCGACCCACTGGAGGAAGGTTTTCTGGCAGATGTTACAGTGCCACACCTCCCGAATCATGCCCTTCCCTTGCGTCGATTCGGTCAGCGTGAGCGCGACCGTTTCGCCGCACGCGGGACACTTGCGCCCGTCAGCCATGGTTCACTTCCTTCCGCCGCACGTCGGACAGCCACTCGTCGGGCGGCGCTCCAGCGCGATGTCGCGGCACCAGTCCTTCGCGCAGACCTCACAGTGGTAGACCTCGCGCTTCACCATCTTCGTCAGGGCCGTCGCGACCAGTTCAATCATGCGCGTCTCCCCACAGCCCGGACACGTCGGCGGCATCATCCCCGGCACCACTTGGCGGCGCGAAAGAGCCAGCGGAGGATCGGGTTGACCTGATCACACGTCATCGAGGCGCTCGGCTCTACTTCCGAATCCGGACCGCCGCCGGAGGCTGGACCGGCCCCTCGAACCCGAAAGGGTTGCTCGGCGCACTCCACGCCGATTCCATGGTGCCCCGCAACGTCTTGAGGACCCCGATGTATTTCTGCCCGAGCGGAATCCCGGTGAGCGCGGGCAGCGGGGCCTCGTAGCAGAGCGTCGTGCCCGCGACCAGCGTGAAGGCGGTCTTCGCGATGGGCGTGCTGGTCGTCGGCGCACTCGCGCCCTCGGCAAACCAGCCGAACGTGTAGCCGGTGACCGCGGGCGTGCCGTCGAGCAGGAGCGCCGTCTGCTCGGGCAGTTCGGCGCGAATCTTCGTCGGGTTCACCGTGACGGACCCGATGGGCTCGGCCGGACACCCCTGCGCGTGCGCGAAGACGGGCGACAGGATGAGGAACAGGGCGACCAGCAGACTCCAGAGCAGGAGCGACAGAACCACGTTGAGGGTGAGCGTGCGCGTCGTCATCAATTCCTCCAGTCCTCGGGGGCACGACGATTGAAACACTTGATGGGGGCGGGAGAGCCGGACAACTGGTAGTAGTGGTTCGCGTAGATGCGGAGGTCCACCAGATCGTGCGGGCGGAACTCCGCGGTATTGAGCCACACCGGGAGGACCCCGCCGCCTTTGAGCGCGAGCGCGGCGAGTTCCGAGCAGAAGAGCTTCGTGGGGTCCTCGGGCTGCGAGATGATGCGGAGGCGGTCGAGGGCGAAATGCGCCACTTGCCGGTAGTCGTAGGGCCGTCCCTCGCACATCTGGCAGATGGCGTAGAACTTCGCCAGATCGAGGGTGTTCCGGTAGCGTTTCGCGAGCGGGAGCCACCAGAGGCGGCCCGTGTAGGTGGCGATGCGGTCGCTCAGGAACGTCCGCTGGACCCCGGCCTTCCCGTTCAGGGTCGTGGATTCGAGGAGTTCGACGCGGTTCTCGCCCGCCGCGTCCCGCTCCCGGAGGATGATGCCGACGTGACTGATGGGGCAGCGGGTGAAGAGGTTGATCATGTGGGAGATGAAGCCGTCGCCCGCGAACGCGATGATGTCGCCCGCCTTCATCGCGGTGCGGGCGGTCGCGTAGGTCGTGGGCGTCACGACGGGGGCTCCGGTCTCGGTCCAGACGGGCGCATCGCCGCTCACTGGAACTGCCTCGGCGACTTCCACAGGTAGCCGACGACCCCCGTGAGCGCCCCGGCGAGGGCGACCCCGCCGACCACGCTGCCACTCAGGGGCACTTTCTGCCCGGTCGCGGCCGTCTGCGCCCACTGGCTGGCGAACGTGGACCCGGAGGTCACCACGCCCCCGAGGGCGGCGGCCCCGAGTCCCTTGAAGAAGAGCTTCCAGTTCATCGCTACTCCCTCCCGACGCGACACAGCGCCCACCAGCCCAACCCCACCGCCACCGCGACGACGAGCAGCGTCACCGCGAGGATGACATCCCAATCCGACACGGGCGGTCAGTCCGTCGTGTCGGGCGGGTAGAGCCCGTTGATGGCGTCCCGGACCTTCAGGAGCGCCCGCTTGAACTGCGCCGCCTTCAGCGGGTCCTTGATGGCCCCGGCAATCGTCGTCAGTACCACGTTCACGGCCATCCCGAAGATGTAGTCCTGCCAGTTCATGCCACACGCTCCTTGGTGAACTTCGTCCGCCACCGAGCGACCCGCGCCGGGTAGAACCCAAGGTCCTTCGGGTCGCAGTAATGCCGAATCGCGGCGGCCTCCGAGCCCCACCGCCGCTTGAGGAGGGCGAGAAACGCGACCCCGCACGCGATGTCGATGCGGTCGTCGTCGTGGGCCTCCATCGCGAGCCGGAGGTCCTTCATGGCGATGCCGGAGAGTTGGAAGACGCCGAGACAGCCGGTGGGGGACTTCTGCGCCACGCCGAGGGAGGACTCCACCATCGCGACCGCGGCGCACCAGTCCGGGTCGAGCCCGAAAAAGGCGGCCATCGTCTCGATGCGGGTCTGCGTGGCCCGCTGCGCCGGACTAAGGTTGATTGGCATGGGTGCGGCCCATAATCAGGGCTTCGAGGCGGTCGAACCGCTTGTGCATCTCGGCCCGCCACTCGGTCTGGAGCGTCCGCTCGGCGTTCGAGAGGTGCTTGTGGTCGTCCATGTGGTGGTGTTCCATCGCGGCCTCAATCGCCGTGTGAATCTGCACGCACTGGGCCTGCCGTCCTTGGCAGGAATCCTTCATGTCCCGGAACTTGGCGTCCATGTGGGTGCGGTTCTCTTCGATGGTCTCGGCGAGTTCTTTGATGTCGCGTTTCAAGGCGGCCCACCCAATCCCCACGGTGAAGGCCGCCGTGACAAGGGCGGCGACGGCCTCCCAGTGGTCGATGAGGATTTGCATCATGC